CGGGACATACATGCTGTTCTGAAATCTAATATGTTTTACCCAATGGTAATCACTGGTCACTCCGGAAACGGAAAAACCTTTCAGGTTGAGCAAGCATGCGCTCGCCTGACAAAAGAATGCGTCAGGGTCAATTTCACAGTTGAAACTGATGAGGATGATTTGCTCGGACATTACGTCTTAATTGACGGCAAAACTGTCTGGCAAGATGGTCCCGTGCCGACTGCCATGAAACGAGGTGCAGTCCTCCTTTTAGATGAATATGACTTGGCGAGTTCCAAGATCATGTCCCTCCAATCAGTCCTTGAGGGTAAACCTCTTTTTATTAAGAAAATCAATACTTACGTCTATCCGAAAAATGGATTTAATATCATAGCGACTGCCAATACCAAAGGTAAAGGTAGCGAGGACGGTAGGTACATTGGAACAAACATTCACAATGAGGCATTCCTTGATCGCTTCCCTGTTACATTTGAGCAACCATATGCGAGCAAGTCTATGGAAATCAAAATGATACTCAACCATATGCGTGCCGTCGGCAAGGTCGATGAGAACTTCGCCACCAAACTGGTCGATTGGGCGAATATAACTCGTGTAACTTTTTACGAGGGAGGGATCGATGAAATGATTGCTACTCGTAGACTGGTACATATTATCAGAGCATACTCCATCTTCGGAGACAAGATGAAAGCAATCGGGCTCTGTACTAATCGATTCGACGATATCACTCGACAATCCTTTTTGGATTTATATGAGAAAGTAGACGAAGGGATACATGCACAAGAGGAACCTGTCAGTCCTACAGATGAAGAAGAACCTCAGGATAGTCCTTATTAACCCTAAATAATGAGTCGATCGACAGGGGGCAGACATTGTGTGGCGCAGAACCAATTAGGACGAAACCTCACACAGTAATCTGTCCCCACCAAAATTATATTATGTTTACTAAAGAAGCGAAAAGAGCAGGTGGAAAACGATCTGCCAATAAATTATATCAATGTCAAGTATGTGGACTCATCTCCAAAATCGGTGGAATAACATCTCACTGCCGATCCTCCAAGCATTTTATTTACAACAACTACGATAACAGTAAAAACTTGACAAATCCTCAAAAATCAGTTATACTTAATGCTGATGATTGATAAAAAAGAAACTATGATTATGAAAGGCAAGTGAATGGAAATAAAGTTAGATAAAGAAACCTTAGGTGGCAAGTCAATGATGATAGCCACACCGATGTATGGCGGACAATGTCACGGAATGTATGCGAAAGCATGTATCGATCTGGCAATGCTTCTTGGAATGCAGTCAGTTCCCCATAGGTTCTACTACATTTTTAACGAATCCCTGATAACACGGGCACGCAACTACTTAGTTGACGAGTTCCTTCGATCTGTAGATAATGACGGAAAACCTCTTGAGTATCTTCTGTTTATTGATGCTGACATACATTTTGATCCACGTGATGCTCTTGCCATGCTTGCTTTAGCAGGTCCGGGTAAAGATGACAGACGAATAATCGGAGCACCTTATACAAAGAAAACTATCGCATGGGAACAAGTCCATGCTGCTACACAACTTGGTGTTGTAGAAGATAACAAAGGTAATGCTGATGTACTAAAACGATTTACGGGTGATTTTGTATTTAATCCATCTGTCGAAGATGGTGGATCAGAAGTCAAATTGTCCGAACCTGTACCTGTACTTGAAGCAGGCACAGGATTTCTTCTTATTCATAGATCTGTATTCGAGGAATATGAGGTGACGTATCCTAAGTTCAAATATCGTCCTGATCACAATCGTTCGGAACATTTTGATGGATCTCGTTACATACATGCGTATTTTGATACACTTATTGATAATGAAGAGTGGCTACCAAAAGAAGCAACTAATAATACTGATCGTTATCTCTCAGAGGATTACCTCTTTTGTCAGATGGCCAGGAAAATGGGTGTTAAGATTTGGTTCTGCCCTTGGATACAGTTGCGCCATATCGGATCCTATATATTCGAAGGACATATGGGTGCTATAGCGGAGATTCAAGGTAGGCAAATGCACCTGAAAAAGCACGGGACTATCCCAAAGGCAAGTGATAATGATCCATCAGGAAAAGCACAGTTTCCAGGATCCCCTGCCTCACAGATGAATCCTGCGCAGGCAGATATGAAAGATGGTGAGCTATTCTCTTTGACTCCGATGCCTGAATGGAAGAAAAAGGAAATCGAAGACAAGAAGAAAGCAGAAATTACTAAGGAGGGTGCTCCTCCTGCTCCGAAGAAAGCAACAGCAAAAAAGAAAAAAGGTAAAAAGAAGTGACCAAATTTGCCAATTCTTACCACGAGACTGAAACACTCAAGGAATTAAGCGAGTATATTCAGTCCACGTATGGTCAGCATTATGTTGACACTGACAGAGATATTCAAATACAGGATGTCTTTGATTCTATTGGCATTGCCGAAGATTTTACAAGAGGGTGCGCTATCAAATATCTGATTCGATTCGGAAAGAAGGACGGCAAAAACCCTAAGGATTTACTGAAAGCAATGCATTATCTGGTGCTTATGTACCATTATGCCTTTAAGAAAGGGAAATGATTATGAAATTAAGTGATGAAACAGTAGCTATTCTGAAAAACTTTTCGACCATTAACGAGTCGATAGTATTTGAAGAAGGAACAAGACTGCGAACTGTAGCAGTAAATAAGTCAATCCTCGCTGAGGCGAAGATCGAAGAAACGATTCCAACTCGTTTCGCAATATATAATCTCAATCAGTTCATCGGAGCAATGTCAATGTTCGATCGTGCTGATCTTGAGATGTCAAATAAGCAGGTCAAGATGCAGTTTACTGGTACTACGATAAACTACACTTGTGCCGACGAATCTCTCGTTGTCAAGCCACCCGAAAAGGAAATACAGTTCCCAGAAGCAGAAGTGAACTTCATCCTTTCATCTGACAATCTAGAGAAGATTCGTAAAGCATCGGCGACTCTCAGTTTACCTGAAGTTGTCTTCATTGGAAATCCAGGAACCGAGTTTATTGCATCCGTGCAGGATCTCAATAATACTTCCTCGTCTTCTATGGAAGTTCCTCTAGGAACTCAATCCAGTGTGACCTGCAAAATGATTTATAAGGTCGAGTCGTTGAAAGTAATTACGACAGACTATAATGTTTCAATCTCTTCTAAAGGTATCGGGAAATTTACTTCAGGTTCAGATAAGTACAAGTACTTCATCGCGACTGAAGCAACCTCCACATTTGGAGCATAATGGACAAAAACATTCTCTACGTAGAAAAGTATCGACCTAAAATTATTGACGACTGCATTCTCCCTGCGCACATGAAGAAGGTGTTTAAGGAGTTTTGTGCTCAAGGTAAAATGCCGAACCTTCTTTTATCAGGAGGAGCAGGCATCGGTAAAACTACGGTTGCGAGGTCACTTTGTAACGAATTGAAATATGACGTAATGTTCATAAACTGTTCGGAAGAAAGAGGCATCGACACACTTCGTACGAAGATGATGGGTTTTTGTTCTACAGTCTCGATGACTGACGACCGGAAATGTTTAATCCTTGATGAGGCAGATTACCTTACGCCAGATGCACAGGCAGCACTTCGAGCATTTATTGAGCAGTTCGCTGCTACTTGTTCTTTTGTGATGACATGCAATTTCAAAAATCGTCTGATCCCACCATTACACAGTCGAACGACTGTCATTGATTTTAGGATTAATCATAAGGAAAAACCAACTCTTTGCGCAGATATGATGAACCGAGTTATGAACATCTGCGAAAAGGAGAATATCGAGGTCGAGGATAAAAAGGTCGTCGCTGAAGTAGTGATGAAATATTTCCCAGATTTTCGTCGAACGTTAAATGAAATTCAGAGATACTCTATTGGTGGTCGCATCGATACAGGAATCCTGGCACAAATTCAAGAACTTAACACAACAGACTTGATCCCTGCGATGCGAGAAAAGAACTTTAAGATACTACGCAAGTGGGTATCTGACAATTCTGATGTGGAAATGAGTTCTTTATACAAAAAACTTTATGAAGAATTTTATCAAGCACTTGATCCCACGAGTTCTGCTATTCCTCAGATGGTCTTGCATATGGCAAAATACCAGTACCAATCTGCTTTTGTTGCCGACCAAGATTTGAATCTGACAGCATGCCTCATTGAGATTATGAGCGATTGTAAATTTAAGGATTAAAATGACAGATTATTATGAACACCCAACTTATCGGTTTGAATGTTCTACTGCTGATGGCGATAGAACTGAAATGGAATTTAGCTCAGAAACACTCACAGAAGTCACAGGCAAGTTTGTTGATTTTCTAAGAGGTGCAGGGTTTTCCTACGTAACAGGGATTTCTATATTAGCAAAAGGTAATGAGCAAGATCCTATTAACTGGACTTACCATGTTGATCAATGGGGTGAATACGAACATCCTCCATTAGACCAATTTGTTGACAAAATAGCACAAAAGGTAGCCGATGAGTAAACCGTCACCCTTTAAAATGATTCAAAATTTGAATGATAAGAGTGGTGGCCATTACCTTGATGGCGATGAAGGGGAAGAGTACGAAAGAGCATACTCGCCCTTTATCATCAATCGTGGACTTGGCATGCATGAGGAAACTGTTCTTCCTGCTAATCTTATGAATATGAGACCAGATATTCCTGCTCGTTGGCAGTATGACTTTCTCTATTACGGATTGCGTGCTAAAAAACGATGGGGTAGATGGGCTAAAAGAAATACATCTAAGTATCAAGATTCTGTTAAGAAGTTTTTTGGATATTCTAACGAAAAAGCGAAACAGGCAATCAAGGTACTATCAAAAGATCAACTAAAAGAGATACTCGAATGGTTTGAATCGTCAGAAGGCGGAAAAACCTAAATAAAGGGTGATTATCTCTATTGTTTTAATAGGGATTATATATGGAATTAATTGAGTCTTTTGTCGAGATACGACTCAAACACCCTGACGATTTTTTGAAGATCCGAGAAACTTTAGGTCGCATTGGAATTGCATCCAAACGTGAGAAAAAGTTATACCAATCGTGTCATATTCTTCATAAGCAGGGTAAATACTATCTCGTACATTTTAAAGAATTATTTAAGTTGGACGGTAAACCTTCAGACTTTCATGAGAGCGAAACCGATATGGCAAGGAGAAATTCCATTGCCAATCTTATCTCAGAATGGGGTCTATGCGAGTTGGTTGATCCATCTAAATCAGAGAATCCAACAACTCCTGTGAATACATTAAAAATCCTTTCATTCAAAGAAAAGGGTGAATGGACATTAGAGACCAAATATAACGTGGGTAACAGTGAATAGCATTACATTAGGCAGAGAATCTGCTACATTGAAATGCTACCCTGTGCATCTTCTATCCGTACTGCCACATTATGGTAGTGAGCAAGCATCATGTTTCGACATACATGCTTGCTGGAGTGATGGGCAATCAATAAAAACGTATAACGGGTTTTCCGAGGATACTAAAGGAAAACTTGTGACTGCCACTGAACATGTTACGTTAAGACCCCACAGTAGAGCATTGATACCCACTGGTTTAATATTTGACATTCCAGATGGGCATTCAATAAGGATACATCCAAGATCAGGCATGGCAATCAAAGAAGGATTGTCATTGATAAATTGTACAGGAATAATTGACTGTGATTATGTTTTAGAATGCATGATACCTGTCGTAAATCATTCCGAACGTGACATTATTATTAAATGGAACGAACGAATCGCTCAGGGTGAACTGTTACGAGATGGCCCAAAGGTGAAATTTGAAACAATTGATCAACCTCCAGCTAATAAGACTGACCGCAATGGTGGTTTTGGTAGCACTGGAGTGTAGGAGAAATATGATATTCATAAAAACAGAAAGAAATAAATGAAGAAGCTATTGTTAATTTTTATAATGATGGCGACATGGACAGTTGTTGGGTGTGAAACAGTAAGACAAATTAAAACAGGATGCTTCGGTTATTGGATGGGAACAGAAGGGCACAAAAGAGGTACGAGGATAGATAATCAAAATAATGTTAATCCTTATCGTCAATGCGTAGATAAGAATGCTCCCCATCGAAACACAGAAAAAAGACCTTACGGATAAGGAATAAAATGAAAACATTTAAAATATAAAGGATTAAAATGGCTTACAGCGAAAAAGTGCTCAGACATTTTGAGAACCCCAGTAATGTTGGAACATTAGATAAAAATGATCCATCTGTTGGTACAGGTCTGGTTGGTGCTCCAGAGTGTGGTGATGTAATGCAACTCTCAATAAAGGTAAACGATGAAACTGGTCAAATCGAAGACGCGAAGTTCAAAACTTTTGGGTGCGGTAGTGCTATCGCTAGCAGTTCCCTTGCTACTGAGTGGGTTATTAATCGAACTATTGATGAGGCGGAAGAATTCAGCAACGTGGAAATTGTGGAAGAACTCTCTCTCCCCCCTGTTAAAATTCACTGTTCTGTTTTGGCAGAAGATGCAATCAAGTCAGCCATCGAAAATTATCGTAATAAACAAAATAAAAAAGCATAATGATTAACGAAACCCTCCATAGGCATTGGAGAGACTGGCTAGCACTTTGCTATATTGCCATTTGTGTTTTTGATTTCATGGTTGGTGCTACATGGTGGAATCTTTCTATTCGAGAAATGTTCAATGAGTGCCTTGTGAAATATGATCAAGCGATTTGTTACGCAAACCTCCCTCCAATGTGGCAACCATACACACTACAAAATGGTGGCATGTTTCATATTGCAATGGGTGCCATTCTTGGTGCTACCGCATGGAAACGTGCTGACGAAACAACTTGACATTTCTACAAAATTCAGGTATAATTGTTACATACAATGAATAATCCAAACCCTAAATATTTATTGAAATGCGATGCTGGCACCTATGCCACAGACAGCATTTTACATCTCTGCTGGGTAATATTTATCCACAGACTCGGACATTTCCTCAAAGGTGAGGGATTCCGAGATTAGCCGAGTCGCCTTATGGGACTCAATTTTCTAACACTGCCTAAAAGGAGTGAATATGGTAACTTACCGCAATCAGTGGTCACACGATTTTCCTAAAGATTTCAATTCTGCTCTCAACAATGCTGTTGGGTTCGATAATATGATCCAGAGACTTTTCGAGGTTTCGGATACTATTTCTACAGGAAAAGGTGGAACACCACCAAACTATCCACCTTACAATCTTATTAAAGAAGGCGATCAATATAAGATTGAAATGGCTCTTGCAGGGTTCCACGAGGATCAGCTGGAAGTCAAATTTGAAGAAGGTGTCCTTACAGTTGGGACAATAAAAGGATGGGAACAAGACCTTGATGAAGACAAGTACATTCATCGTGGTATCGCGGCACGTACATTTACCCGCAAGTTTACCCTATCTGACGATGTCGTCGTGAAGGGAGCAGACTTCAAAAATGGTTTGCTTATTGTTACGATGGAACGCATCCTGCCCGATGAAAAGAAGGCAAGAAACATCCCGATAGGGGGATCAGATTCTACTGCACAAATGCTTCAAGAATCTAATTAATCATGTGGGGGAGGTAACTGCCTCCCCTCTAATAAGGAAATCATGCGCATTAGTCAAAATTTTTCATTAAATGAATTAACAAAATCGAGTACAGCAATGAGACTTGATATTGATAATACTCCATCGATGGAACATCTCGTTTCCATGACGGCACTTGTACATAAAATCGCGCAACCTATTCGCGAAGAGTTTGGTGTGGTCACAGTCAACTCATGCTATAGAAGTCCTGAATTAAATACTGCAGTAAAAGGATCTAAGAAATCCCAACACTGTAAAGGGCAAGCGATTGATCTTGAGGTGATGAGAGTTCCCAATGATGAGCTGGCAACATGGATCTATAACAACTTAGAATTCGATCAACTCATACTTGAGTTTTTTGATCCAAAAGCAGGCGACCCTAATATGGGTTGGGTGCATTGTTCATACAATCACGAGGGAGCACAACGCAAAAATGCGATGCTCATAAATAAACACTCGAAAGGTTATAAACCATGGGAACCGAAAAAATAATTAAGATTCTAACAAAAATAGACTTGACACTTGGTACCTTTCGTGGTATAATTAATAAGTGGATAGATAAATTAAAAGAGGAACAACGCATAGAAAATTAATGGATTTTTATACATCAGTCTCAAAAGATCACAATGATATTGTCGTACGTGGATACAAAGACGGCAAACGCATTAAAGAAAGAATCAGGGATTATCAACCTACCTTATTTGTCCCTGATTCCACAGGTAAATCAGAATGGCGCACCTACGATGGTAAATGCGTCGCTCCACTCAAAGTCGGCAACACTCGAGAACTAAACGTCTGGAAAGAAAGATACAAGGACGTAGAGAACTTTCCCATATATGGATATGAAAGATATGCTCAGCAATGGATAACTGAGAACTTTCCCCCAGAGATCGAGTTTGACTTCCAACTATTTCGCACAGGATTTATGGATATTGAGGTATCTTCGGAAGAAGGTTTCCCGGATCCAGAAGGTGCAAACTATCCTGTAACTGCCATTACCCTTTGGGTACAGGGCAAGTATTACATTTGGGCATCCCAACCATGGGAAAACAAAAAGAACCTGAACGCAGAGTTCTTTCTGATCCAGGATGAGAAGGCATTGCTCGATGATTTTATACATCGCTGGGCACAACTTGATATCGATATTATCACAGGATGGAACGTACGTTTCTTTGATTTGCCTTACCTTCATAATCGTATTGCAAAACTTTGCGGTGGCGACACAAATAAAAACTGGTCACCCTGGGGTAAAGCATCGATGCGAGATACATACGGTTCTATGGGTAAACCTCAAAAGTACCTTAACATACTTGGCATTGCTACGCTCGATTATATTGAATTATACAAGAAGTTTACCTACCAAAACCAAGAGTCGTATCGACTTGATCACATTGCCAATGTTGAACTGGGTACAGGTAAACTGTCCTTTGAGGAATACGGCAGTCTACATACATTATGGAAGTCTGATTTCCAACTGTACCTTGACTACAATATACAAGACGTAGACTTGATTCTCCAGTTAGAGGATAAGATGAAACTGATTGAGACAGCTGTGACTCTGACAATGTCGATGAAGTCTATACCAGATGCTTGTTTTACTCAGGTACAAATGTGGGACAATAAAATCTATGATGTTCTTTGGAGAGATAAGATTGTAGTTCCTCCCAGACATGACTCAGAAAATAGAGATAGTGTTGAGGGAGCATTTGTGAAAGATGTACATCCTGGTATGTATAACTGGGTGATGTCCTTTGACTTAAACAGTCTGTATCCTCATTTGATTATGCAGTATAATATTTCCCCTGAGACATACCTTGGAATGGATGATACTCCTGGTGTACAAGCATTTCTAGATAAGAAAGTCAAACGACCCGAGGGTTACACGATGACTCCAAATGGGGCAAAGTTTAGCACAGATAAGCAGGGGTTTCTGCCTAAACTGATGCAACAGTTCTACGACGATCGTACGATTTTTAAAACAAAGATGCTACAACATGAGCAGGAGATGATAGATACAGATGACCCTGTAGAAAAACAACGACTGGGTAAACTTGTCTCAAGTCTGAACAATCTGCAGATGGCTCGTAAGATTTCTCTTAACTCTGCTTACGGTGCCCTCGGTAATGTGCATTTCCGTTGGTACAATCGCAACCTTGCTGAAGCAGTTACTTTGTCAGGACAGTTGTCTATTAAGACTGCTGAGCGAGCAGTAAACAAATGGATGAACAATGTTTTTAAAAACGAAAAAGATTATGTTATTGCTGCCGATACAGATTCGTTATATGTTAGTATGGAAGATATGGTTGAGGATAGATATAAGGATGTACCTTTCAATCCAATGGAAACTGCTATTGTTGAGTTTCTGGACAAGTTGGGCGAAGGACCAATTCAAACTGTTATTGATGAGGCATATAAAGATCTGGCCGAGTACGTAAATGCCTTTGAACAAAAGATGAGTATGAAACGGGAAAGTATTTCCTCCAAAGCTATTTGGACTGCCAAAAAACACTACATTCTCAATGTTTGGAACAACGAAGGTGTTCAGTATGAAGAACCTAAACTGAAAATGATGGGGATCGAGGCAGTGAAATCTTCTACGCCAGCTGTTTGTCGTGCTAGTCTCAAAAAATCCTTTGATGTAATCATGAATAAAGATGAAGATAATTTACAGGCATTTGTAAGTAGGTTCAAAGAGGAGTTTCATGAGATGCCTATTGAGGATGTTTGCTTTCCGAGATCTGTAAAGGGACTTACCAAATACGGTGATCGACAGGACATTTACAAATTAGGCACTCCTATTCACGTCCGAGGTTCTTTGCTTTACAATAAACTTCTCAATGATCACAAAGTTGAGAAGAAGTATGCGAGGATCCAAGAGGGAGAAAAAATCAAGTTTGTCTATCTCAAAATGCCGAATCCAATCCGTGAGAACGTCATCGCTATGGTCGATGGTTTACCTCCTGAGTTTGGATTAGATAAATACATTGACAGAGATTTGATGTTTGACAAAACCTATAAATTACCTCTAGATGACATTGTTGAAAAAATTGGTTGGTCTCTTGAAAAGAGGAATACCATCGAAGATTTCTTCGGATAAAAACTTGACAGGTATCCATATTCGTGGTATACTTATTACAGTACAAAATCCCAAAGACCCGAACATGGTATACAAGCATACTTGTCGCACTTGGGATGACCTGTATGTGTTTTTTAATCTCTCGCCATATAATTGGCGAGTTATAGAAATAAGGAAATTATAATGGATTATTTTGATGATCTCGTAAAGGAGACAAAAAATGAATATGCTGGAAAAGTCGCCGAAGGTGTTGCTGCTGGCGATGTTACCGATTTTATTGATAGCGGGAGTTTTGTACTTAATGCTTTGGTATCTGGCTCAATATTCGGGGGATTCCCCTCGAATAAAATTACTGCTATCGCAGGTGAGCAATCAACGGGAAAGACTTTTTTTGTGCTGGGCATGGTGCGATCCTTTCTTGATAGCAATCCAGATGGTGGGGTTTTATACTTTGAGAGCGAATCTGCATTAAGCAAAGAAATGGTAGAAAGTCGAGGCATCGACTCTAAACGTATGTACATCATGCCCGTGACTACGATACAGGAGTTCCGATCACAGGCATTAAAAGTCATTGAGTCTCACTTCAAAACTCCTGAGAAAAATCGTCCTCCTTTGGTTATGTGTCTCGACAGTTTGGGAAACCTCTCAACAGAAAAAGAGGTGCATGATATGCAGGAGGGTAAAGATACTCGGGACATGACTCGTGCTCAACTTATCAGAGGTGCGTTTCGTGTCCTGACTCTTAAAGCAGGGCAAGCAAATATTCCTATCTTTGTCACCAACCATACTTTTGACGTTATTGGTTCTTACTATCCAATGAAAGATATGGGTGGAGGCGGAGGTCTCAAATATGCGGCATCTAATATCATTTTTCTAAGTAAGAAAAAGATCAAGGATGGCACAGAAGTAATTGGAAACATTGTTAGGGCGAAGAACTACAAGTCTCGTCTGACCAAGGAAAATAAACAAGTGGAAGTTGCTGTTAGATATGACTCGGGACTGGATCGCTATTATGGTCTTCTTGATCTCGCCATTCGTTATGGTATATTCAAAAGTGTATCTACCAGGATCGAACTTCCAGATGGTACTAAACAGTTTGGTAAAACAATTAATGATAATCCTGAAAAGTATTTTACTCAACAGGTTCTTGAACAAATAGACATGGGAGCATCTAAGGAATATCTTTATTCCTCAACAGATCCTATGCCAGAAGATGACGAGGAGAATGAAGATGGCGAGTTACCAGCAGAGTCCACCACCTCTACGGACTGAAGTGGATCCCTTGTATGAGGGGCGAAAAGGCATGGCTCAAGCAGAAATTAAATGGGCATGGTGCTTAAATCCTGTAGACAAAAAAGATGAGCAACATTGTATAGATGTCCGTCACCCTAAATATGATGGAACGATTATTCGTCTAAACAACATAGGCGTAATCGGAGATGATCCTCATCCAGAGACTGGAGAAATCCATCCTAATGCAGGACGTCTCCATTTGGATTATGATGTCGTAGCGATTCAGGGAGGATCGCTTGCCGATAAAAAAGCAGAATGGACGCAGGAGGACAAAGAAGAATTTCACGAAGTAGTTGAACATATAGCAATTCAAATTTTAGCGAGAGATGGACTTGATAGAGCAAACAATACTCCGGAATCTATTAACTAACGAACCTTACATGAGGAAGACAATCCCCTTCCTCAGAAGCGAATACTTTCACGACACGATACAAAGGACCGTCTTTAATGAAATGTTTACCTTTGTTGATAAATACAATAAATGTCCAACGCAAGAATCACTGAGTATTGATCTCAGTAAAAAGAATTTAGCAGAGGACGTTTTTAAGGGAGCAGTTGGGTTAGTCAATGAGTTGACACCCGAAGATCCTGCCTCCGATCTGCAGTGGCTTTGTGATCAGACTGAACAGTTCTGTCAAGACAAAGCAGTCTATAATTCAATTATGAAATCCATCGAGATTTTTGATGGCAAAACAAATGAAGATAAGGGAGCGATACCACAACTCTTATCTGATGCATTAGCAGTATCTTTCGATCCGAATATCGGGCATGATTATGTGAAAGATTCTGAAGCAAGATTCGACTGGTATCATTCAAAGGAAAAGAAGATCGAGTTTGATCTCGATTACTTAAACAAAATTACTGATGGTGGGTTGCCAGATAAAACACTAAACATAGTGATGGCAGGTACAGGTGTTGGTAAGTCCCTTTTCATGTGTCATTGTGCAGCAGCAAATTTGTATGCTGGCAAAAATGTTCTTTACATCTCTATGGAGATGGCAGAGGAACGAATCGCTGAAAGGATTGATGCAAACTTGCTCGACATTCCTATCCATCAATTACGAGAGTTACCACGCGACGTATTCGATAAAAAGATCGCGAGCCTCCGTAGTACAGTTAAAGGCAATTTGATTGTCAAAGAATATCCGACTGCCACTGCGCATGTCGGACACTTTCGTCATCTTGTCAACGAATTAAAAATCAAGAGAAATATCCGACCAGATATTATCTACATTGATTATTTGAACATTTGCGCATCTTCTCGTATGAAGAACATGGCCAATAATCTTTACCAATTGGTGAAGTCCATTGCCGAAGAACTACGAGGATTTGCAGTAGAGATTGAGGTTCCCATCGTCTCGGCGACACAGTTGAATCGTGCAGGATTCATGTCGTCTGACATTGACCTTGGAGACACCTCAGAAAGTTTTGGGCTGCCGGCAACGGCAGACTTTTTCATCGGCATCCAAACATCGGATGAACTAGACGAAAAAGGTTTGCTTCTTATTAAGCAACTCAAAAATCGATACAATGACCCGTCTCTGCATAAGAAATTTGTCATTGGAGTCGATCGTTCAAAAATGCGTCTGTTTGATGTTGCAGATCAGTCACTCATTAATCGCCCAGGTGAAAAGGCGAAACAAGATAAGGAAAAAGATGATACTCCTGTCTTTGATAGAGGAACTGATAACAGAATGACAAACAAACGTGAATTCGGTAACTGGAATTACTAATATGGCCTATGTTCGAAGAAAAAAGAATGCATCGTATCTTTGGTACGATCGATGCTGCGCATATATGCTGGGATCATTTCGTAAATCATCATGCTACTTCGTGGCAACAGGTTGAGGCAAATCTAACACGCGACCTCACAGAAATTCTCTCAGTCAGTACCAACTTCAATGTTAAGATCGCTTCACGTCTTGAGGCAAACGAGTGTTATCTTGATGGGTCTACCTATGCCCCCAAGAATAGTAAAACACCTAAGATAGATATTGGTTTCTATTGTTCTCAGCCAATCTATCGACGAGAAGTTGCGATCACTCTCCCAGTTCTAGCAGAACTATCCCACGAGTTTGCAAAGGTTATTCTCCACGAATACTCTTGTGCAGATCAAGCAGATATCAATACAGCAGGTGATCCCCTGTACGATTTTGTTGATCCCTTAGAGGTTGATGCATATTCAACCGAACTCGCCTATGACTACGTTCGCCGAGGCACTCTCGATGATTCGGATGTTTTTGTCCGATTCCAGAAAGTAAACTCGGTTGAAGTCAAGTCCGAACTCTATCATCTTACAGCACTTAAAGTAGAAGTATTGCAGAAAATGATGACTGTTGCATCAAATGTGGTTACTACTGTGCCTACTGTGGCAACAGTTCGGTAACCCTAAATAATGAGCAAATCTTTATAAAGGGTATAATGTTAGCATTTTCGTCATTTCGTGCTCCAGAGACAGGGTTTATTGTCGAAGGTAAAGAAGGCAAAAACCTCCATCTCGAGCATCTTGAGGATGAAGTCCTTAACGGAGGTGTTGAGGGAGTCTCGACAGCATTCAAGTTTTTGGATGCTCTAGAAGAGATGATGAGAGGGAGTTCGAAATCTTCAGTAAAAATAACTACCAAATGGGACGGAAGTCCTGCTATCTTCTGTGGTAAGGATCCTGCTGATGGGGTGTTCTTCGTAGGAACGAAATCCATTTTCAATCAGAATCCTAAACTATGTAAGACTGTTAAGGACGTTGACGAGCATTATTCTGATTCGGGATTAAACCCGAAACTCAAAATCGCTCTCGCCAAACTGAAAGATATTGGCATACCCGACGGACACGTATTCCAAGGGGATATGATGTTCACGTCTGAAGATCTTGAGAATAAAACGATAGATGGAACAGACTACGTTACGTTTCAACCGAATACTATAGTCTATGCCATTCCAAAAGGCACTCCCTTTGCCAATCAAATAAAAGGGTGCAAACTCGGTGTAGTTTTCCATACTGATTATTCAGGATCTGGAGAACTCGCAGAATACCGAGCATCATTTAATCCTGCCGTAAAGAAACTGCGGGCACCGAAAGATGTATGGATTCAGGATGCTGAGTATTCTGATGCATCTGGTACTGCGATGTTTACTGCTACAGAAAGCAAAAAGTTTAGTGGAATGCTTGATGGTGCGAGGAAGATAGGCAAAAAGATAGATCATTCATTAATTGAGCGATTCGCCAAAGACGAAAAGTTGAGGGTTGATGTAAAAGCATTCATGAATTCTAAGATAAGGCAAGGTCAGAAAATTGCTAATACAGCAAAAATGGCAATAGAACTGCTGGCATACCTAGAAGAAAAGCAGATGAAAAAAATTGGTAAACTTAAAACCCAAAAGACCATCGATGCTAAAACAACTGACTTAAAAAAGTTTATTAAAGACCTGTCATCTTCGAAAGGAAAACTTAAAATAGTGTTTGATTTGATGAATGCTATTCAGCAAGCCAAAGACTACATTGTCAAGAAACTGGAGAAAGTAAAACAAATGACAGATACCTTTGTCAAGACTGAGACAGGATTCAGGGTTACCGGTCCAGAAGGTTTTGTTGCCGTGGATAAGATGAAAGGTAATGCTGTCAAAATAGTAGATCGCTTGGAATTTTCCATGGCGAACTTTAACGCAATCAAAAGTTGGTAAAATATGAGACTTGAACACGCAATAAAAAATGTAGTTACTAATCAAAGGGAAGAGAATTCCGTAGAGAGGAAACCTCTTATGAGTTTTGCGCATGCAATAAGAAATGTAGTTAATAATGTAGATGAGCAAAAGTCTAGTCATACTCCTGGCCAAAAGGACGGTATACAAGAGCATCCTCTTTCAAAACAAACATCTGATTACGAAGAAAAATACTTCACCAATAAGGACGATGGTGAAGGCAAGGACGATAGAGAAAAATTTATTACGGGCAAGAAACCTGAGCAAAAGGCAAATGTCGAAGATACTGAGGGACACGTAAATCCCACTAAGAAAGTAAGCAAAGCTGCTCCTGTAGCAGAAGAGTTAGATTCTCTTAATCAACAACGAGTCCAAGAACTTCTTGAGAAGTACGGACCAACGCAAGGATAATATGAATTTAGAATTAAAGCAGGTTAAAGACCTAACCGAAAAAAAGCAGGTGAAGGATTCCTTCATGGGAGCAGTTGCTCATGCTGCGTCAAAGGGCGAAAAGACAGTAGAAATTGATGGAAAAACCCATCCTGTCACTATGAAACCTGAGACCCATAAAGCAATCAAAAAATCCAAAAAGGATAATGGAACTGGTGGCAAAAATATGGCCAAAGAAGAGATTACTTGGGAACAAGCAGTCCGTAAGGCACAAGCTACTGCTGTCCAAACTTCCAAAGAATATTGGGAAGAGGAAATCAGAAAGAATCAAGAAGGTTGGGGTTCTAAACCAACTACTAAAGTGAAGTTGTAAGTAGACGCATGAAGTCATACAACAGTTTTATCAAAGAAGCAAAAAACGAAAAGGTAGCAGTAGTTACTTTTGGTAGACTGAATCCTCCAAGCATTGGTCACAGCAAACTGATCGATGTAATGTTGGGAGTTGCCAAACGTAACTCAGGCACGCCAATGGTTTTTCTTTCTCACACTCAAAATTCTAAAAAAGATCCTCTTGACTATAGAACTAAAGTCAAGATCTGTCAAAAGGCATTTGGACGTGACATCATTAAAAACGACACCGTCAATAATCCTTTTGATGTAGTCTATAAACTGCGTGACGAAGGTTATACTCACGTTTATTTTATAGCAGGATCAGATCGAGTCCCTCAGTACACTACGATGTTTAAGAAGTACTCGGGACATCCTGACAAGGATAAGGATATTGGTGTTAAGTTGCAGGTTGTCTCTGGAGGTGATAGAGATCCTGACGCTGATAATGCTGAGGGTATGTCAGCAGGTAAAATGCGAACATTCGCAATGGAAAACGACTACGAGCATTTTGTGCTTGCTAGTCCTGATAAACTAAGTGTACCCGATGTCAAAAAATTGTTTATTGCAGTAAGAAAAGCAATGGGTGCAAAATAATGAAGGAGTTTGATTGATTCGACGTGGTATTTTTGCGCATGAAGAAACAGGAATAAAGAAACGGACGAGCATAGGTAAATCGCCGTTTTCTAGACCAACCAATAAGCATAAGAGAAGAGGTTGGAAAAAATACAGAGGACAGGGGAAGTAAATCCTAATGAAAAAATTCAAGACTATATTTGAAGAAGTCAAGGAACCTACGTTTCTTATACTCACAATTTCAAATCCTCAAGATAGCAATCCTCAGAAATTTTGGGGTGCGATGAAAAATACCTATATCGTTTACGTAGATGAATGCTATTTGGATACCAAGAAGATTAGATCAGGTAAAATTACCATCAATAATTATAATGGTAAACTTGATAATCTTCCCATAACTGTGAATGAAACTTTTGCTATTCCTTTGGGGTCAGTATTGGTTGATGAGTCACGATTGGGTATTGTTGAGTCTCTTGAGACAATTGGTGTAGCCATGCTCAATGAGATCAGTAGCATGAAAAATGCGAGAAACAAACTCACGACTTCCCGTATTCTTGTTGAGGCCAAACTGCCAACACCGATTACTTCTATCGTCCACCCTGCCGTGTTAGATGATGCTATGAAGACAGTTGGTGGCAAGTTCCCGATGATTCTCAAAACTGTGACAGGTTCTCAGGGCAAAGGGGTAATGAAAATTGAGTCAATGGACTCTCTCAGATCTGTCGTTGATGCCTTTGACATAGACAAAAAAGAAATCCTATTACAGCAGTACCTTCCTATCAAATATGATATTCGTGTTGGTGTTCTGATGGGTGAAGCAGTTTTCGCTATGAGAAGATTTAAGGCAGATAAAGATTTTAGAACAAATATTAAACTTGGTTCAGCTTATGAACCTTTCCGACCAACTCCTGAGATGGTTAGGATGGCAGAACTTGCTGCCAATGCTATGCATATGAGATTTTGTGGTGTTGATATCGGAGTTGGCGAATTTGGAAATACTATTATAGAAGTGAATGGATCTCCTGGTGTATCTGGGAAATATTATTTCATCAAAGATAAAAAAGATATTGTTGGCACAGATCTAGTAAAATTTATGCACACATATTTTCAAGACGAAGAGAATTGGTCTAGAAATAAAACCGAGATTGGGGTCATTGAACCTGTTAAATTTGCCTGGGGCGATATGCTGGCAAAAATGGATACAGGTTGTGGTGGTTCATCTACACTTGATGCTAGAAATCTCAAGGTAACAAAGAACAATCGTGCCATTTTCAAAGTTGGCCGAACAGGCAAAACAATAACAATGCCAGTTGACGAATTTGAGACTGTTCAAGGTGCAGTCGGTACAGAAAAGGAAAGGCGACCCGTGGTCACCATTCCGATGACCTTTCGTAAAAAAGAATATCCTGTCCGTTTCTCTCTAGCAGATCGTGGTCATATGAACTACCCTGTACTAATGGGAACAGGATGGATGCAAAAAAATGGATTCGTTGTGAATCCAGACATACGCAACGAACCTAAATAGTAGAGAAAGGAACTTATGTCTAAGTATGTAAATCTAGCCAGCAAGATTGTCGACCTGGTTCATGCAGAGCATAAGGCAGGTTTACGTTCTGAACGTAAGAAAACTGCCGAGGCTAAAGCAAAAAAAGTGAAATCACTCGATCCTTCTGTTGAAAAAGAAATGGATCCTAATAATCCTGGATTCAAATCTAAAGAACAACAAGAAGAAAAATGTGATAAGTGTGGCAAAGAACCATGCGAGTGTGTGGAAGAAAAAAAAGATAAGGGTAAGGATAAAGATAAAGAAGATGCGCCAAAGGACGATGAAAAAAGTGATCCAGTAGGCGATAAATCTGCTCCACCCGAAGATGCTGCTGCTCCACCCGAAATGCCAAAACAACCTGATCCCGAAAACGTATTGAGCACAGGTTCAGTGGATATTCAAAAGAAACCCTCACCTCCGATGCCTGGAAATAAAAAGAAGGGCAAGAAAAAAGTGGAGATGTCAGGAAAAAAGGAAAAAGTGGAAACAAAACCCAAAAGTGAATCAATCGATGATCAGATTCGCCGAAGAGAACAGGCATTATCTAAGCCAAGATTTTCGGTTGAGTCCTTTAAACATCGAATTCAAGTAAAAGAAAAATTTCTCAGACTTGATGAAGAGACAGGTATCTCTAAGAAGTTAATCTCCGAAGGTATGTGGGATGGAACACTTCAAGCAGATATGGAGCTCTATGGTAAACCTGAGATTACACAACTGCAACTCTATCGAATGCTTGAGTTGTATCGTGCCGCAGGAATGAACTTAGAACAGTCTTGCGATACAATCGAATATTTATATGGAGTTCGACCTGTTTCCGATGAAGATGGAAACATGAATTTTGATGGAACTCAAATGGATATTCAAAAGTATGGTAGAAATGACGGCGAAAATCGTGCCGCATACTATCAAGGCAAGTGAAATGTTTCGCGATCTTTTAATTAACGTAAGTCAAAGGAAAATATGGCTGATAGGAAAATAACCGACCTGACTGAGATTTCAGCAACGTCGGCAGATGATGTACTTCATCTAATTGATTTTAACCCGAGTGCGAGAAACACCAAGATTTCCTTGGCTAATTTTTTCTCATTCATCCCTGCTAACGTAACATTCGGTTCTGCTTCTTCTCCGTGTAATCTGACGATTTATGGATCAAGTACAAATGCGAACCAGCAGTTTGTTACAGCAAACGATACTCATATTTTTAACGTAAATACATCTTTCCAACAGTCAATGACTGTCGGGGATGCTACTCTGAATCCACAAGTCGTTCTAAACCATTATGGTTACAATAACCTTACTGGTTATATGAATGCTGCTGCTGCCAACGTTGTTGTCGGTGCTACTGGTGTAGGAAACGGCAAGAAGATGGAAGTTTACGGAGACACTGGGCATATCACAACTGATGGTGACCAGCATGTAGAAATCTCCGGTAGACTCAATGTTATAGCAAACAGCGTGATGGTCGGTAACTCAACAGTCGGTCAAGATGTACAGGCAATGGGTGCTGACGGAGTTGCTACTGACATGATGCACTGGCAGAAAATGACCTCAACATTAATGGCCGCAAAACCTGCTCAAATAGTTGCTAATACAACTGGAGCAATGTATGTACAAGGTGCTACACAGCTCGGTGACGATACTACAGGATCTGATCTTAAAATTCAAGGATCTTCAAGTAAGTCCATCTATTTTGACAGTGCTACTAACGGACTGAATGGTAACATCACTTCAACCAATTGGTTTGGTGAGTGGACTTTCGGTGATGGTGCAACTCAAAATGACATTACCTTTTCTGGTGTTTCCGGAAATATGGTATGGGATGCTTCTGCTTCTACTTTAATAAATCAGAATGACACAAGCATGTTAGGTGGTCTGTATCTCGGTACTGCAGGTGGAACAGCTAACCCTGTTATTCAAGCATGGGGATCAACTGGAGCCAAAGGTATTTTTTGGAATGGGGCAACTGATGCTTTAGTAGCAAACGTTGCTGATTCAAATGGATTCCAACTTCATGGTTCCTTTACCATTGGAGCAGACGGAACTTCAGGTGCCAACGTATCCTGGTTCACTGATACAGCAGGCGAGTCCTTAACATTTGATGGAGACCTCAGAGAAATGAAGTACACTTCTACTTCTCAGGATGGTTTCATCATGGCCTCAAATACTAGTATAGGTGCATCAGTATCAGGTGGCGTAGGATTTCACCACTATGGTCCTGGCAAATTTCGTTTCGATGCAGTTCCTGTTATCGTAGGTAACTCTTCGGTAGTTTCTTCATCACTGTCAAATGGCGGTGCTAGCGATATTAAGGGTGCAGTAATTCTCCAACAGATTACATCTGGTTCAGGTTTACCTGATGGTACTACAGTCGGTAGCGCATCTGGTCTTCAAACTCAAGCATATATGTATGCTAAGTTGGATGGTGGTGATTCTGCTGTTCACGTTATGGACTCAGCAGGAAACGAAACAAAGATTTCTGCTCACACAGATGACGCAGCAAGAGACTATGAGATCCATGATCTCTGTCCAGTCGGCGGTAAGTTGAGACATAGAAAAATTAATATTGTCAAACTTGCTGAAGCACTTGAAGCAGTGACGGGCGAAAAACTCATACAGGAGTGGTTCGAGTAAACCATCACTTTTTCGTTATGAAACCATTTGACGACATCAGTAATGAAAACTGGTTGTTGTTTGCGAGTTTGAACTATAAACTTAAAGAGCATTCAACAACCAGAGAGTTCATGGCTGATCTAAACACTACAAAATATATCAATCGACACTTCAATAACTATCGTAGAAAAGGTTATTTGAAGAGTCGATTGTGTATGAACCATATAATAGTTTACTTTAACGTCTTTCAGACACCTGCGGCACAAAGGTTACTATTCTTCAAAGTTCCACCAGAGAACTGGGCACTGCTCAAAATGTTTCTGGTATTTTTGGAGAGGTGCCCCCAGCAAGTGAGAGGTGTTAACGGAAGCACGATTAACGTGGGCGAAATCGAAATAGAAAAGAATGCTTTGGAAGTAGCAAGGGAAGAACTTAATGGTTAAATCGTATAAGCAACTTAATGAGGGATTACTATCAGGTGCCTTTAATCTGGCAACTGCTTACTTTTTTGTTAAGAAAATGGCTACCCCTTTTGAGAAAACTGAAGCATACAAACTCGGCATTATAGACAAAAAAGGCAGAATCCTCAAGAAGATGAAGGAACTTGTATCCGAAAAGGAACGCAAGGCATATACTCTTCTCGACAGGGTTATTTGGAATATTAAGAAATTAATGTCATTCATACCAGGAGGTGGTAGCATGCTAGCAGGTGTTGCTGCTGCTACAGCACTCTTAATGAAGGAAGAAATGGATTACGCAGTATCAGATAATCTGGTTCAAGTTATGCTTGAGGCAGCAAAAAATCCAAACACAGATGAAGACATGATCCAGAAGATTTCCGACATATGGGAAAAAGCAAAGGGTAATGTCAAAAAATTTAAAATGGATATGAAACGAGCAAGACTTGATGATCGTGCTTTGAACAAGGCAGGACTTCAGGATTTTGTTGATGAGCTAATAGGCGGTGGAATTTCTGAGATTGAACCTGTAGAACAAGAAGAAGGTGCGCCAACGAATAATGCTGGTTCTGGGCAAATCAAAGGATTTACCGAACCTTTTAGGAGAAAGAAAATGAAGAGTGAATCTGTCGATACGGCAATGCTAGAACTCTTCGAACGAGAGGAATGGACACAAACTACAGTCGATTCAGCACTGACTTTCTGTGAGGCTATCGGTCTTGATATAGAATCTCTCGATGAAGAAGAATTTGTGACAGTTGTAAATGCTCTAGATGATTTCCAAAGACAACAAATATCAGAGGCACTCTGGATGTCAGAAGCACAGTTAGTAACTGAGGCTGAGGTGGAAGAAATCGAAAAGGAAAATGAGGAGCAAGTAGAACTCGATGAATCTCCAATCGAAAACAAAATAGACAAGTTGCTCAAGAAACTGAAGGCACCTGGTGAAGTTATGGGTTCCAAAGGTGACGATGTTATTATTGATCATCCTAAGTATGGTAAAGTTTTCTACAATCCAAAATCTGATAACTTTTCCTTTGATTCCAAAAAAGCAAAACCTTTGATGAGAGTATGGAAAAAACATACGGGCGAGAACTGGAAAGATGCTGTTCTGGGAATACGGGTTCTTGGTGGAACTATGGAAACAATGATTAAATTAATGAGAGAGGGTATCGAGGAGACTGGTACTCCTATTTTTAAAGTATCTCCAGAAGTCTACGACCAATGTAAATGGGGTCGTGAGAAATACCAACGATGGAATAAAGTTGTTGGTGAATCTAATGGTGTTGAGCAGATCAAAGAATATGGTAAAAAGAATCCTTCTGCCCCGATCATTGTTCAGAATAAACAATCAGGTGAAATGCAATATTTGAGATTTGGGAATATATCATCGGAATTGAAGGAAAGATATTATGTTGAATGTGAAACAGAAAATAAATCGAGCAACTTATAATAAACCTGAAAGTTTGGAAGAGAGTGACATGGCAGAGGAAGAACAAAATTCGAGGTCGAAAAATCCTCATACTCAATTAGATGAGATTGCAGATGCAATTAACGCAGGTGTTCCTGCTGAACTTATAGTCCATGAGTCAGAACTTGAGGAGCGAACACGTACTCGGCAATTTGCTGCAAGACTTACAATAAGTCTTATCACAATAAGCATTTTCATTATAGTTGTGATTTTACTTTTCTTTTTTGAAATCTCGGATTCATTCAGAGATTTATTAAATATTTTAATCGGTGGCTTTCTTGCTACCTTCACGAAGATATCAGATTACTGGTTTAAGGGAGATGGCGGTGACCCTCCTGCTATTACAAAAGGATAAAAAATGAATACCTATAAAACATTGAATCAAATGGAAAATGAGGCAAGTGAGCAAACATTGGATCACGTTCTTTCGCATCCTTTTTTCGCTAAAAAGTCCTCCCTCCAAGAAAAAATATCGACTCCTAAAGAGGGTGACGGTCATGACCATAGTTCTGAGACAATGAATCAGTACAAAGGTCAACATGAAAAACATGGTGTAGACGTTACTAAGTCTAAACCTAAGAAACGACCTTCAGAGTCAGGCAACGTTGACCAACAAAAAAATGATGTTGCTGATATCGACGAACTTGTTG